CTTTGGGCCAGTCACGACGATGTGCGACCGCCATGTCAGAGCAGACCCTACAGCCGCGATCACAACCCAACCGCATAGCAAGTCGGCATACTGTGGGCGTTTCCATGAAAGACGTTTACAAATACCCCTGAACTCGCTAGCTTCCTTGTTAGTCAGTGGCTCACAATCCAGACCGATCACACTAGGGCCAGCCTCATAGACAGACTTCGACTTATAGTCGCTAGGGTGGCAACGGCGATCACCCGCGACCACAACGTCGCCGCAATTCACAACCACGCCCGAAACGTCACGCCACGCCCCAACACCCCTTACGTTGTCAGCTTGGAATACTCCCTTGCGGTGGCATATGTCTATCAGTTGCGCGCTCGCATAGCTGCAAATGTCACTGTCGCTTGTCTTACCGTCACTGCCATAGTGGCGTTCCCAGAACTGCCTAGGCGCTAGTCGGTAAAGGTTCTGAATACGGGCAAGCGATGATGCCCCCAACTCAACAATCTGCCCCGACGCCCTAGGAAAGAAGAAATACTGCCCGCGACTGTGACCCAACGGCCTTACAACGTCCATAGGCTCATCGGCCTCATCAGGCACGTCCTGCGCCCTATCATCCGCAACAGGTTCCCAGTCGTCAACATATTCACGTTCAACGACTGGGGCAGCGTTCAATCCATCCCTAACCGCATCAATACCGTCGCTGCAATGAATGTCGTTCCAATCCGTCCGCTTGTGTGTATCGTCCGCATCGACAACAGGCCAGACAACCTGCGCGCCACCAATCGCAACAGCCGCCGCGTTTGCCGCATCAATGCCGGGGTTAACAGACTTACCGCCTACAACAGTCCACTGGTCATTGTCCGCACAGATCACAATCCGCGCGTCTGGATATTTGCCGCGCATCGCAACAGCAACAGCCTTAAGATTGCCCGCGTTGAAAGCGACAATCACAGGCCAGCCCATTGCCTCACGAACAGATGCACCAGTCGCAAACCCCTCGACTATCGCAATCGTACCAAGATCATCGCCGCGCTTCGCAATCGAAAAATAACTGCCAGCAACGTCGCTGTCAGTCATAAACCGCTTAGTGCCGTCCGGTTGGATAAACTGCAAACCCACAACGTTGCCGTCGCGCATCAACGGCACCACCAGAGCATTACCAAACACCCTTGCACCATGCGCGCCGATGTTCTTGCGGTTTAAGTAAACCTCGGCACCAGTCGCCTTAGCCATGCCTGACAGCATCGCAGTGGCCTTAGCAGCTGCCCTAGTGTGAGCGTCTACAGCAGCAGCCTCACGCGCGCGCTTAGCCTCTATAGCGCGCGCCTTATACATCGCCCGATCATCGGCACTAATGCCGCGCTTGGTCTTGCTATGCCAAGCGATAGTCTGGCCGTCTTTCCACGACTTAAACCAACCAACCGCAAACCCGTCGTGATGCACGGTTAGCTTGTATGCCCCGTTAGTCGTGCGCGCCTTGTCACCTTCTAAACGATACCTGTGAATGCGGTCATCTGCTACAACGTCACCCGACGCCATACCCAAACCCGCATCACGCATTGCCGCCCGAAACTCTGAAATCTGATCCTGCATTGCGCCTCCAAGCTACAAAACAGACACTACACCCAAACGCGGCAAATCGTCAAGAGCACATAACCGTTTTCGCAAAACATGCCCGAAACCCGCCGAAAACACCCCGGCGATAACCGAAAACACCTAACTTTACTGCAAAATCGCATGTTTTCAAAACGAAATTATCCAATGAAATCAACAAAACTGAAAAAACGGTTATTTTTTCTGCCTTTGTTTTCAACGACATAACCATAACCGTTTTAAAATATGTATATGGGCCCTTAGAACAGAGGGAATGAATAACATTGGTTTGTTATTCAATCCTTATGGCTCTATATAGACCTAATTTTTACGGTTTTTTAAGTTAGGCGGTTATTTTTAGAAAATTATGATTGGCCCTACTACTACTACTATTCTTAAAAAATAAATAAATACAAGGGCTTAAGGGCTGTAATCGTTGGTGAAAAAATATCACTTAGACCTAACCTGAGAACTAACCTGACCAAATAGTCAGGTTATATTGTTAACGTGTTAACCTTTAGGAAAAACCTCTTGACATCCTATAGATTGACGCCTAAAAATAAACCATTAATCAAACCATGAGGCTTCAAATGATCCTAGACCTACGCGACCACCTAATCGACGGCAAAGCCACAATCACGAGAGCACTTGCCAAAACAATCAACCCGCTTGCCATAGATCAATCAGTATCTATCGAATGGTTGATCGACGAAAACGGCAAAAAACTAAATCCAGTCCATCTGCAAAAATTCATCAAGTCGGCAACCAAAGGGAGATACGTATTTAAGTCAAGAACACGCATGGGAAACCTGCTAATTTGGCGCATTGCCGATTGCGATATCCTAGCCAAGCGCAAGTCAGGAGTAGCGCCTAACTGGCCAATGTCATCAATGAATGTCGGAGATGCCGTTACCATCTCACAAGGTCAATACGGTCAAGCAAACGCCGCAAATTATCCATACGTCTTTGGCGCGCAGACAGAAACTAAATTCTCAGTCAAAAAAATCAGTCACGACACTTACCGAGTGATCCGCATCGAGTAACCGCTTGACACCCCCCGCGCCGTCATGCTATACCTACATCAACCAAGGGGCATAACATGACGCGCGCAGAATTTATCACTAAACACCGCCAAACAAGCACCGTCCTAGTATATGCATTCGGGCGTCCATCGTTCCGTATTACCGCCAAGTCAAATCATGTCGTCTCGGACAACTGCGTGGTATACAACGGCGCATCAACACCCCTAGACGGCTATACCGTGGCGCTGCGTCCATGAGCCTATTCGACTGGGTATCTGGTCCATACGTCAAACCAATGCCGGATAACTATCAGGACGTGTATAGGCGCGCGCTAATCAAGCAATGGGATGCAGACCTTGAAGCCATCCGATCGCTAGGCATATATCCACCTTGGCGACTAGAACCTGATGACCTGCACAAAGATGAGTATCGTTTGCTCGCCGCATGTGCCGATCATGGTGGCGTGCTATGGGCAGACAATAACACTGACCTATGCCTGACCACCACCCGTGGCATTGGTCTAAAGGCAATCGGAAATGCAAAGGCCGTAATTGCAAAGTGCCAAGACTTAGGGTATATTACGTGCATGTTCAATGGCACAAGCTTTACAATCAACGCAACACCACTAGGAATGAACATGCTCGAAGATTACGAGGATCAGAAAGAGGCGGGGATACTTTGATTGTAAACCTGAATGCAGGTGATTGATGTCGCAATTCCCAAACCCATCAACTCAATTTAAACCCGGCCAATCAGGCAACCCCGGTGGCAAAACATCATCGCACCGTCAATCTGAAATAGAAGCTGCCGAGTTGGCGGCTAAAGTCCAATTGCGTATGATGAAAGCCGTTGACGAAAAGATAACTCAACTTGAAACGGCATTAGATACGCCTGACCCATACGCCGCGCTATTGGTAATCAAAGCGGATGTCCTAAAGCTGATCAAGGACGCGCAAGATCGTGGCTATGGCGCACCAGTTCAGGTACTCGACAACACGTCCAGCGATGGCACAATGACGCCAACAGTGATCAATCTTGTGCCTGTTGGGGTTAAGGCAACAGAATAAATCTGCATTGATGCAATTATTTCGCTTGCATAGGGAGGGCTTTTGCCTTTCCGACGCCCACATGCTATACTACACGCATGGAAGTTAACGTCCAAATCCCGCAAGCCCTAGCGCCCGTGTTTGCCCCGCCAATAGGCGCCGTGGCGTACCGTGGCGCATACGGTGGCCGGGGCAGTGCTAAAACCCGCACGTTCGCCCGTATGGTGGCCGTCCGAGCCCTTGTGTTTGAAACCATGGGCCTACGTGGCGCAATACTCTGTGGCCGTGAATTTATGGGGTCACTAGCTGACAGTTCAATGGAGGAATTGAAGTCAGTCATTCAAGAAGATGAATGGTTAGCTGCTCACTTTTCAATCGGCAAAGAATACATCCGCACCAAGTCCGGTAATATCTGGTTTCTGTTTGTCGGTCTACGCCATAACCTCGACAGCCTTAAGTCAAAAGCCAAAGTACTGCTAACTTGGATTGACGAAGCGGAAAACGTATCAGAGTTGGCATGGCGTAAACTTATCGCTACAGTAATGCGCGAACCGAATTCCGAAATATGGCTAACGTGGAACCCGGAAAGCGAGGAAAGCGCAACCCATAAGCGTTTCCGCGTTTCATACGATCCAAAGCGCATGGTCATTGTCGAATGTAACTACTCCGACAATCCTTGGTTTCCGCAAGGCCTAGAAGATGAGCGCAAGGCCGATCTGGAGTTTCGCCCGGACACTTACGATCACATATGGGAAGGCCAGTTCCTAACGCTCACAGAGGCCCAAATCATGGCGGGCAAGTATGAGATTAAAGAGTTTGAAGTTGACGGACCCGGATGGCAAGGTCCATATCTAGGCGGTGACTTTGGATACTCGCAAGATCCTACTGCCGCAGTCCGGGCATGGGTCAAAGACAACTGCCTATATATTGACTATGAGGCGGGCGGAACTCGCATTGAGATTGACGATATTGTCAGTCGCGTATCGGCCAGTATTCCAGAATATGACAAGCATGTCAGTCGATGGGATAGCGCGCAACCTGGCATGATATCGCATATTCAGCGCAAGGGCTTTCACCGGGCTATCGGTTGCGTTAAGGGTAAGGGCAGCGTCGAGGACGGCATTCAGTTTATCCGATCATTCAAGCGCGTGTATATCCATCCCCGTTGCGTTCAAACGGCGAGGGAGTTTAGGCTTTATTCATGGGAAATTGACAAACTATCAGGCGCGATTAAACCTAAGCCCGTCGATGCAAACAACCATTATTGCATTTCGGAAGGTCAAAGGGTTTTAACTAAACGCGGACAAATACCGATTGAGAGCGTAGTAGTTGGCGATATGGCAATGACGCGCAAAGGATGGCGCAAGGTGCTTGCGGCGCATGTAACAGGACATAACAAGCCAGTCGTTAAAGTGTCCACAACTATTGGCGATTTGGTATGCACCCCAGATCA